ACGTACATTTACCTCTGGTAATCTTATTTCACGTTCTATCATTATTTGAGAACCGTTAATTCTTGCATAGTCCATCAATGCTTCCTGTACATCTCCATGTACTAAGTCTCCAAGCCGAAACAATCTCATTGTATTATCATCTATTTCTTTTGGCTCTACATCCGCTACGTGTTGGAAGTAATGTTTTCTCATACACATTCCTGCTGAGGAAGCATGAAACCATTCTTCCTTGCCTTGATATCTTTTCTTTCGATGAAGGTCGTTACCTTTCCGCAACCAGTCTTCATATATCTTTTGTATGTCTAACATAATTTGTCCTTTGGTATATAGGGGCAGGGCAGGCCCTTTGAGATGTGTAGTTGCGGAGTGGATCGGAAAATTTGTTGGAGCAAAAACCGATCCTGCCTGCCCTGTAATAATTTCATTTAGTCTTTTGTCTCCAATATAGACTCTTTATCTGCAAAGAAGTTAATCTCTATTACAGCACCTTCATCTGTCTTTGCATATATAGTCTTGACGTAATTCTTGCCATTTCTAATAGCCGATGTCTCGGTAGACAAAGACTTAACGTTATGTACGTTAACCTCTTGATAGTTCCCTAGTGTTGACTGCATTGTCCTCTCCTTGTATTGTTTGTGCCCATCTATCAAGTGCATTGTATTCAGATGACTCTGCTTTCTGCACGAACTCTAGGGCTTTTCTTAGACCAGTAATCTCAGCAAAATAATAATCGTTTGATGGATTATCGTCCCACTGCTTCTCCACATTAGTGATCTCTTTAGCTAGTTGATATTTCAGTTTACTTAATACTGTAAACACTGTCTTCTCCTTTTTGTTGTTCTACTATGTAACGCATCGCTTTCTATTTTGTTCCCGTTTTTTATTATATTCTTTTACTACGTCTTGTATGTGCTTCATATAACCAAATTGCTTATGAGTCTTTAGGTGATGACAGTTACGACATCTAATCTTGCACTTCTGTATTTCTTTCTCTACGGTTTCCCATTTGTATCCAGTTCTCACAAGATGACCGACTCCCTCTGTTGGCCTAAGCTTTCCTCTCTTCTTATTTCCCTTAACGTGATCGAACTCCAAAAGTCGATGATCGTTCTCACCGCAATCAACACAGCCATAAATAAAGTATTCCATAAATATTCTTTTATAATTTTCTTTTACTACACGAGCTTTTCTTTCTTTGACCTGCTGTATCCTATGCTCTCTGCGAGATTCATACCACGTAGTATTGTGATATTTCTTTTGACAAATCTTACATAAGTATTGTCTACCATCGGGCTTGGCACGATTGATATAAAACTCCTTACGGGGTTTGTCTTCTTTACATTTAGCACATCTCTTCAACATCTCAAGTTTCGATTCTTTTTAATTTAGTTATAATTATTTTCAATTACTATAATTAATATACGAGCTTCCATGCTTTCTTATATGTATCCCCGACAACTCCACATTGAATTAGTCTCTGACTGTGTAGGTAATCTGCTTCTCTATCTCCTATCTCTCCATCTTGGTAATAGTCTTCAGGTGCGTAGTCTGGAAACATGATGGCATCTATCTGTTCTTTGTTTAGCTTTCTGTAATCAATGCCAACTTCTGTAAGTAATTCTATTGTATGCTTATCTAGTTTCATTGGTTTCTCCTTTTATCTCATTTGTTTCATCGGGGTCTACATCTATCTCTAAGTATTTCTCATCATCCATAACGAAGTTAATTGCATCTTCTTTCAGGATAGACTTAGCTTCCTCAACTGACTCAGCTTCTACAAATCCACTAGCTGTTATTGTCCAATGATATTCTTTCATTACTTGCTCCTTTTTATAGGGGCGGGTTGCCCCGCCCCAGTTTAGTTGTTTTATTTATAATTGATGCACGACTTATCTTTAGAGCTTGAAGTCCATTCATGCCCCTTGCTACATTTGTAGTCTGTCCATGTTACTTGACCACTATGTCTTCCTCTACTCCAAATAGTCTGCATAGCTGAATAACCTTTTTCTTTTTTCACGATAGTTACTCTACCATCACATCTCTGTTTTTTCATAATAGCTCCTTTTTATTATTGTTGTTTTAAGCTTCGTGCTTACTTATTAAACGCACCAAGTTTCAAAAAGTTCCAAATTAATTTTTCACGTCAAAGATATGGTAGACCTCAACATGCGTATTGCAATCATAATTTGAGCAAGTAAAGTTGGATACGATACCTTCGCTCTGTTCGTCTTCATACATCTCTTGTACATCGTGATCGCCACCCCATATTAACTCTGACTTACATTGCCAACAGCGGAACACTTTGCAATCGTTTTCATCCTGAGCCTTGATAACATCCTTGAGTCTCCTGATCTTTGCATCCCGCCTTTCTACCATAGATTCATATTGTAGTAACTCTAACTGTAACTCTTTATATTGCTTCACTTACGAAACCTCTTCTCTTTTTCACGCTTCGCTTCATCTAGGGAAACTACAAAGGCTGTACATAAAAGGATTAACACCAGTAATAGAACTAACTCTGTCATTTTCCCCTCCAGTCTTGTATTGAATAAATTACCAAAGTCACCAAAAACATACCCATTGATAGAGCTACCAAACCCATACCAAATATGAGAAAGTTTACTATCCATTCTGCTAAATCTATAAGTACCATTCATCCTCCTTAACCGAAGTCGGTCTTTCCCATTTTATATATGCTTGTATGCTAGGTCTTTTTGTATTCATCATGTGCAAAACCTTTAAGATAACTATTTGAGTATCAGCAATTTCTTTTGTTATATTTTTAATATACCATCTCATTAAGTAATGGTAGATAAGATGCAGTATCGCAAGGTATACGACTATAAAAACATCAAAGCCATTCTCTGATAAAGACTGTAACCAATGTATCATCTTAACCCTCCACCTGCTTTGCTCTTTTATATAAGAACGCTTCTATTATTCTTATCATCAACTCTGAATTGATGTTGTGTTCACTCATTAAATGCTCTGCTTCTCGGTCTACTGCTTCATCTAACTCTGGAAACAATGTATCGCACAGCTCATCAAATAACAGATCGTTTTCGTTCATTTTTTACTTCTCCTTTTTGTTTATATGTTCTTATCATACAGACTAATAACAAAAGATAATTAATGATGTCCATAATCCTACCTTCTATACTTTCCGAGTATTCTTTACCATCTTTAAAATAGTTAAAAACACTACTTGTATGTTTCAGTAAATATACAGAAAGTACCTTCATTGGTGATAGCCCTAATGTTTTTGCTATGTTCTCGAAGTTCCATAAAACATTTGAGTTATGGTGTCCTTCTGTATACTCAATACGTTTGTCGTCTGAAAGTTTGAGAGTTTTCTTAAGGAAGTCCTCTCTCATAAATTGATATTCTTTTGCGTTCATAAGTCTCTCCTTTCTTCAAAGTATAAATTAATCTCTTCTCTGTATAGTTTACTTGTAGAAATCGGATCATTTATGAAACTTGCTATCACTTCACAAAAGTCTTTCCTAGTCAGTAAACAATTATCAATATCCAATTCAAAGAACATCATCACATCTTCCTTATCTATTTTCTTTAGTGGTAGCTTCATATCGCTCTCCTTTTTCTTCATTGGATACGGCATGTTTACTCCTCTGTTTATCACGCTCTAGTTTTAACTTTAGTTCTTCTAAGTATCTCTTAGCACTATCGTAACCCATCTCGGTTACCAGACCTTTTATTTTACCCATTGCTTCTCCTTTGTTTATTAGTTATACGAGGTTAGTTCGTATTGGTTCCAATTTATTTTAATAATTTTCATATTGATTAAATACCCCCTTTGTACTTCTAGTTAATTCTGTTGGTCTTATAACCTTGTAGTCTTTGTCAAACCCAGTACTTATATAAAACATTTGATTGTATTTTTTTAAAGTTCTTTTGTTTATCTTTTCTTGAATGGAAACAATAAACTTAAATCCATTTTCTGTTTTACGAGCGTACAAATTAGATTTCTTATGTCCATTATGATATGCCCTATAAATAGGAACTGATGATTTGCTTTTATAATACTCATTAGGAAACTCTTTGCTAATGTCATCTTCATAATTGTCATTCCTATATAACACCCATGTAGAACCCGTATAAAATTTCATAAATGCAGATTCTTTTTTTCCTTTCTTAGCGGGAAATACATCCCCAATATTTACATGTCCATATTCATTTACTTTTACCAATACCATTTGCTCCTCCTTAATAATGTACATCTGCGGGTACTACAAAAACCTTTTGATCTTGTAGGTTCTTAGCATCCCATTTGTTTAGTACATTGTTTAAATGACTCCTAGACTTTATCCCTTCGCCATCACTATCATACATCCATACTCCTGAACCTCGGTAGTCTCCCACAGATTTATAATGGTACTGAAGATGATTTTCTTTCAGAGATTGTATGATTTCTAGATCGCTCTTATTTTCTGTAATCTTCCGTATTTCCTGTAAGTGCCACCTCATATCCCTTAATGTATTTTTCCATCCGTCTACCACCAATTTACGCCCTTCTGTGGTGCTTATCCCTGAGACTGGTTGCAACCTATCACCCCAATACGAAGTACCCCCTTCGTCAAAGGTGTCGTAGTAGTCAAATGGATATTGTCCTTCGCATAGGTAGTCCATATTGTTTTTAGCTTTGCCTAGTGCTTCGCCTTTGCTATTGGCATAGACTATGTTTCTTATTATCATATGCATTACTCTTCCTCCTTATTATGTACCTCATCCCACAGATGTTCAGCCACCTCATAGAAGTTGACTTCTTTTATAGAACTGTAAATTATATCTATAATAAAGCCAATTTCTGTACCTATACAATCATCAGCCATATCTTCTGCCCACTGTTTAAGGTCTTTAGATAACTCATACTTATTTATAGAATCCTTTGTGAGTTGTAGAGCGTGTCTATAATCTCCCTCTGTGTTTGTGATCCACAAATTAAAATTCCAAGTTTCATAATTTGTCCATCCGTTGTATTTACTACTCATTGTCGTAACCCCCTTGTTTTTTGTCCTCCATTATAGATTCTAAAAACTGCTTAATTTCTACAAGTTCGGAATAGTACAGAACATCCCTAATTAAATACATGATGCCTTCCACCAAACTCATTCTATCTTTTTTCATTACTGCTCCTTTTTTATTTCTTCTAGTTCGTTATCCTCAACATTCCAATCAACTTTCACACCTAGATTTTTTCTCAAAATCTGTGGTAATTCATCATCCAAAGCCATGAAGTCATCATCTGACACCACATTAAAACAATCGACAATCTCGTTTCTTATCTTGTGAAATTGTGTTTTTGATATTATCATATTTATCATTTTGTACTGCTCCTTTTATTGTTTGTTTACTTATTATACTACACTATTAAAATAAAGTTCCAAATTTGTGAGCCGAGGAGGAGTCGAACCTCCGATTATTATTCTACCCTTTTACCCATTGTCAAGAGGGGCAACAAGGCTCTATTCCTTACGCTCTGTCCAATCTTAAATTGGCACACTCTACTTCTAGAGTCTTTCACACATTTCCATAGATTTACTTCTCACCTTGTATCGGCTCTATTACTTATTATACTACATTATTTTTTAAAAGTTCCCATTTATTTTTCTATTATTTCGTATGTATCCCATTTAGGAACTACTTTGAATCCTTGTTTATCTCTTCTTCTAAATAATTCTTTTACATAATCATCGTCATTTAATCCGTTTGTATATCTCTCATTAATTACTTTTACCAATTCTTTATTTGATAGGTGTTTAAATCTTCTCATTTTTTCTCCTAAAGGGGATGCATTACACACCCCCTTCAATTTGTGTAAGTTAGTTTGTTTTCTGTACTTCGTATCCGTACTCAGAACCCACATAATTTATGTGCTTTGATGTGGTTACAGACCACCAACCAAGAGGTTTTATAGTTCTTTTTATGTGGTCAATCTCTGCAACCTTTGTTTCATAACTCCATATATTATGGTAATCAACTTTTAGATTTTGTTTGTATTTGTCTAGTGCTGTTCTTGTTGTTGCTGTTTCTGTTGTGTACATTTTTTTTACTCCATTTTTTTTGTTTTGTTTCTTGTTATACTATCCGAGTTGCGGAAAGTTCCAAAGTTTTTTTATTTATTTTATACCTCTATTAAATAAGGGTAAAAATTCCCTTCAAAATATTTAAACTTGTATTGCTTATTATTAAAGGTGAATCCAAAAATAGAATATTTTCTCTCTGTTTCATCTACTCTTGGAAAGCTACAATATTTAGGCTCTTTAATAAATCCCGCTTTTTTTATTGCGTTTAATGTTCGTTTATCTTTTATTATTTTCATCTCAAAACTCCTTATTAATTGTTATATATACTATACTCCTAGCATTAGAAAAAGTTTCAAAATAATTAAAATAAATTAAATCTTTTTTTGGGGGGTTGTGTGTGGGGGTTGTGGTTTATTAATTGGCTTATATAATATAGGTTAAATAAGGGAAGTAATTAACTTACATATATATCCACATATTACAGGACTTAGGGGGATTCTGTAATACATTTTAATTGTGTAATCTATTTAATTCACCCAAAAAGAATGAGTTACCTCCGTCAAGTAGTTATAAAATATGAGTTACCCTCGTAAAGCAGTTATATTTAATGAGTTACCTTCGTTAAGTAGTTATATTTATATATATAAAAAAATATTTAAAAAATAAAAAAATATAAAAATTAAAAAAGATACAAAAAAAGAGCAGTTTTACATCATGCTCAGGATGTTTTGTATTACGACTGAAATATATCAGTTTGGTTAGGGTCTACAAAAGTAGTTTCTTCTGTATCCTTACCATATTGTAGAAGTCCATCAACTACTACGCTATTGTTACTGAAATTAGCATTGGTTAGTTTCTCAGGATGCCATAATACACTAGTCCCCGCATTTAACAAACCCCATGCTGTGAAATCACCATCTTCATAGTATTTGTCCATAAGTTGACCGAATTGCTGTATTGGTAGTTGATTTCCACCAGTTCCTTTAGGAATATACTTTTCCCTAATTAACTTAATTTCTGTATTATCAACTGGTTTCTGTAACTTACCACAAGCCTCTACAAAGTTTGTTAGATGGTACTCAGATGAGTTTCTAAGCATATTAGTTGCTTGGAATATCTCATCTTTCCAATTTAGACTTTGACCTTTATTATGACTAAACATATAACCAAAGCCATATTTATTAGAAGTCATACCATTTTTACAAATGTATCTTTGAAAGTAGATTCTAATTCCTGCACCAGTTGATCCATTGTAAGAGTTTTGTACTTCAAGTACTAGCCCTACAAGATCACCAACATTAGGAACTGGTTTCTCTAATCCACCATCTTTACAGAAATATATATCCCTGAATTGACCCTTGTTATTAAAGAACCTTTTTTCATGTTCCCATTTCAATCCACTAACAGCCATAATTTCCATAGCAACATCCATTAGTTCCCTATTAGGTACTAACAAATAATTAGCTGAAACATTACCAGCTAATAATTTATCCTGAGTACCTAATCGAACACCATACACCATAGGATTTATAGAACCATCAGGAAAGGTTAGTTGTTCCTTATGAACTTCCATAAATGGATCAAGATTACCACCATAGTTTTTAATAGTTGGTTCTGTAACTTGGTTAGGTTCTGTAACTGGTACTAAGTCAGTAATGTTATTAAGATCATGTAATTGCATTTTAATGCTCCTATTTATTTTGAATTAAGGAATATGTTTTGAAAGTGGGGCTGATTGAGTAATAGTGCTCAGCCCCAAAACACCATCTATTCAGAGTTTTGTTTGGGATAGATATCATACTTCGTTGCCAAAGTATTCCAAACCAACATTAATGCTGTTATTGCATAAGCACTATTGTCTTTACAGCTTGAATCAATCATTGATACAGCATCCTTAAAAGCTGTATCAAGATTATCTCTTTCACCAAACAGATTGCACTCTTGAATAGAGAGTTTCTTATCACCATTATTAATGATGTAATTATTCTCTTCCAATTCATACTCCATTTATTAGTTAATAATTAGTAATACGTTACTACATAGTACATTGTTCATTATGTAGCGACTACTGATTCTGGTATCTCACGCATCGACCAGATAGTTCACGATCAGTAATCAATTATGTAAATTGTCAAAAAACTGTATATAAGGTATATGTATGTATATGGATTAAGTTCCAAAATAAGAATAATTTGTGTAAATAAATTAACCTGAGGAAGTCAATCGAGTTTTTTAACACAATTTTTCCAACGGCAAAACGCATGTGGGGGGTACGTACGTCAAATAAAAGAAAGACACACATACTAATATTTTTTTTTAGAATTTTTTAAAAGTTTTTTGGATTAATTGCTAGGGCCGGTACTATAATTACAAAGCGGATACTATATATACTACATTACTATCTTACTACATATACTATATATTACTATATATACTATATTACTATATATATATTATATATATATTATATATACTATATACTATATATACTATTATACTATATATACTATAGTACTATTATAAATAACCAACCGCAAACTAAACTGGGATAATTAAATATATATTCTATAATACATATTTGTCAAGTTTTTATTAAATTAAATCATGTCAGAATACAAAACACTCTACCAAAAAGCTTTATCTGGTGATTTCAAGATTGGTAACGTTTATGAAAACTTAGAGCGTTGCCGTGAGATATCCGCAGAGCTAAAGCTAATGGATGTTATAGACCCAAGCTCTAGACAAATCGGTTTGATATCTGAGTTGCTGTATCGCATGAAGAACATGCCGGAGTTACAAATACTAGATGTCAATATGTTTACCGATGAGGAACCTAACTAGTTGGCACTAAGCCGCACAATTAAAGGGGTTAAGCATTACGCTTACGAATCAGAACTAGAGTTTCGTACCGCACATCCTAACACACCTCTAATTACAGACTGGAAAAAAGCAGAGGAAGAAGACTGGTGTCTTGCAGACGATGGCAAGATAGTTCAAATACTAAAGAAAGGTTGTTTTGTAGATTCCAAAAAAAGAGATAACGATTATATTAGAACAATTATTGGTATGTTTAATCACAGAGGTAGAGGTTCTTTTGCAGGTACGGTAAAAGATGAGATATACAGATTTACTAAGAAGTCAGACTATCAAATTAAAACAGGTGGGTATCTTACAGATGCAAAAAGAAACTTTGCTAAGTATATCGCACATGGAATGGAGCCTACAGAAGCATATCAAAAAGCATTTCCAACTACAAACAGTTTAGAGTATGCAGAAAAAAGATCAACACTGCTACTTAAAAACAAAACAGTGAGGCAAGCAGTGGATAAAGAAATAGAAAACTTAATGTCAGAAGTAGGTATCACAAAAAGATACTTACTAGAAAGTACCAAAGATGTTGTAGACAAATCAGATGCAAAAGACAATGATAAGCTTAGAGCCTTGGAGACACTGATGAAAATATCTGGCTTGCTATCTACAGAAAAGAAAGTAGACTCTGTAGCACTAATACAAGAGTTCTCTGGATTTAGCAGGGACAAGCTCAAAGCATTTGAACAGGGTATCTTACCAGAAACAAAGAAACAATTATCTGAATGAGCTTTAACATTAACCCAGCCCCATCCGAAATGGAAAAGAGGGATGAGGTATTAGCAAAAGCATATACAAACCTTATTTACTTTGGCAGGGCCTTTCTTCCTAATGACTTCTTAAAGAAATCAGAATCAGCACCCTTTCACTACGAAATGGGAAAGAAGATGATAGATGCTACACCGGGAGCTAGAATATGCAATATCATACCACGAGGTCATGGTAAGTCTGTAGTGGCAAAGGCCGCTATCATACACAAGCTATGCTTTGCGGCTGATGATCAGCAACATTTTATTGCTTGGGTATCAGAAGAACAGTCACAGGCTATAGATCATTTAAAATATATCCGCTCTCACTTTGAAAACAATAAGATGATACGATACTACTTTGGCAATATGGATGGTGGTAGCGTAGGAAAACGTTGGACAGAAAAAGATTTAGTAACACCTAAGGGTGACAGGGTAATATCCAAAGGTACATCACAAAGACTTAGAGGTAGAGCAGAAGTAGATGTACGATATACGGGTATTGTTCTTGACGACTTTGAATCAGAACTTAACACAAAAACGCCAGAAAGGCGTGCAGACATCAAGAAATGGATTGTATCCACAGTGTACCCTGCCTTAGAAGAAACACCGGGAAATGAGGGGTGGATATGGCTTTCTGGGACTATTGTACACTACGACTCTTACTTGCAAATGACGTATGACGGTTGGAAGAAAGCAAAAGAAGACAAGAGAACATATCCTTGGGATGTAAACTTTTACAGGGCTATTGAAAACGATAGACCTTTATGGGAGTCTCAGTTTTCTAAAAAGAAGCTAGAATCTAAAAAACGAGAGTTTATTGAAGCTGGCTTGGTTAATAAGTTTGCTCAGGAGTACATGAATGATGCTAGAGATGTAACCAGTGCATCGTTTAAAATTGACAGAATACAGTATTACAACGGAAGGGTTGAATGTAAAAGTAAATTTAACTACCTTATAGACGGTGAAGATGCGATACCAATTCATATCTACATGGGTGTTGACCTTGCGGCAACAGCTTCAGAGACTTCTGACTATCAAGTCATACTGGTCATGGGCATTGATTCCAGCAATAATAGGTATGTATTGGAGTATTTTCGTGAGCGTATACCAACATTCGATGTTCCGAAAGAGATTATACGGCTTGCAAACAAGTATACTCCAGTACGCAGAGTTACGATTGAGACAGTTGCGGCACAGGAGATGGTTCGGGATATGGTTACACGGCTTTCCGCAACAGAGAAAAGACTTCTTCCGGGTATATTTAAGGGAGTTAAGCCTCCGAATAGAATTAAAAAACAAGATAGGCTGGAAACCAGTCTTGGCCCTATTGTCAATTCTAAGAAGTTGTATATACAAAGAGAGATGACAGAGCTGGTAGACGAGTTCTTTGAACACCCCAAACCTAGAAATGATGATGTTATGGATGCTTT